CCCTCATTCCCCAGTCGGGAATCTGTTCTCCTTCAACCAACACGCGTCTCCGCAAATCTCCTGGGAGATCGTGCGCCCGTAGACTATCGCTACCTCCGCTAGCCCGCAGATCATAAAGATATTGACATACGGCACTGACAATTGAGTCTTGGTCATACAACTGTAGAAGGATAGCGAGGCCATCTACACTTGAGAAAGCGTAACCACCTAATCTAGTCAACGATCGACTAAGATCTTTCTTAGCGTGACGTTCTGGTAGCGCCATTCGCGTGATTAGCTCTCGCATTGGACGTCGGGGACGACCATGTGACCAATAGTGACCAATGAAATGGACGCCTTCTTCCATTGCACTGGAGCTAACGATCATTGATTTGCTCGTGTTTAGTTTGAATCCGAGTTCACTGGCTATCTGAGCTATATCGGCCAATTCGATTCGCTCATCTGTACCAATGACCGCGTCATCTCCCATCACAAGGAGCTGATTATGGGTCAATGCATGTCCTGTCAAACGCACCCATATGTAATTCATTAGGTAAACGTTGACCATACTGTCGATCAGCGATGTAAACGCCGATCCACTCGGTATTCCTTTGTGCACTTGATAAACGTTGCCATCAGGAAGGACAATGCGCGTATGAATAAAATCATTCACATAACGCCAAAAGCAAAGATCCTCCTCATCGCTGAGATCAAGCATGCTTCGTACTACGCGAAACATGTTATTGATCAGGTCAGGACCCACGCTAGCATCAAACTGAGACCAGTCAATGCTATAAAGATAACGGTAGCGACCCGCCATTTCATTGAGAATCGCTCCTTCTTCGTGGTGCCTGAGGCCCCAAATGTACGGCCGGTTTCGCGCCATTGCCTCTTGAATCGGCTTGGAGAAAGCCAAACCAAGAATAGTCGTAGGCAACGCCGCCATCCATACGAGCCTAGTTTTTGGACCAGAGTTACCAGGCTGAACGCGACGGCCGAAAAGATAGGGATCAAACCCTCTCTTACCCGAAAATATTCGCGAAGCCAATCGTGACCCGGCATCCAGGACGTCACGATTACTAGCGAGCAAAGGCAACCCAGCGTAAGAGTCATGATGGATATGATGCTCCACCACTTCACCCACTGTGAGAGCGCGGCGCCTTCCTTGAGAACGACCCGCCGAGTGATAGACCGAACGTAATGCAAGTCGGTGTGCCTCGACTGAGTTGGATCCTCGATCTCCTCTAGTTTGTAGGTAACCAGAAGACTGGGGTAGTGAAGTTCCCCGGTCGCTTTCGCCAACGCCAGATATAGAAGATCCCGATCGCTCGGCTCCTGACGATGAACTGTTTTCTGTGTCCCTGTTTCGTCTACGAACTGTGGTGGCTTGAGTTCGAAGGTTACATGTGCAGCCTTCTGCTCTTCCTCCCACTGGTACGTCGTCTCTGGTTGAATGAACTCGACATCCATACTTCTCGATGGCGGTTTCCACCCATTGTTCTGAGGTGACACTTCTATTCTCCTCTTGAACATTGAGACGATAGCCCAGCAGTTTAGTTACCATCTTATACAACGGATAATCGTAAGCTGGCACTTCCACTGCGCGGCTTAACGCGTGCAATGCTTCAGCCAATTGTTTAGATCGGCCTTTCGATCGATACGGGCCAAGATTGTCTATACCCGCTCGCTCATGCAACAATTGCATGCTCGCCTCCTTTTCCCTTAGCGTGCAGACAATGTCACTAGTGACTGCTAGTTCTTGCTGCGCTAATTGGCACAGTCACAGGGCTTATGAAACCCGTAGTAATGTCACGGTCATAAAGTCGTGACCCCAACCTGTCATGTAGAAGTCGGGAGCTTCTCAGGTAGCTGATTACGTCAGCCAGTCCATGCAATGCATGGTAATCA